ATCGCCACTCATATTGCACTCAGAACCAATGGTGCAACATTCGTCGTCGCAGTGTTTTTTTGTAATGGGGCAAATCATGTCTGCGCCAACAATTTTGCTATCAGATTCCGGTTCGGTGTTCATGGCGATGAATTCGGATGCAGTGATTATGGTGTAGCCTTCTGATTTCCAAAAATCAATTCTTCCATAGAAAAGCCCATAATCTGCAATACAAGTTTCATTCCCGTATTTATCAAAGCCAAAGTCCATTAACTTCCTTTTCTCAGCATTTATTGGAAACAAATCCAATACCTGAGTGTATAATTCCGGCGTCGTGCAATGTATCGCAACCTTGGCGTCAATGCCTTTTAGTTCTGTTTTCATTTGCGTTCTCTTTTGTTTTTGCAAATATACCTGGTTTTCTTTATTCTCAAAACTTTTTAAAATTAACTTCTTCCAAAGATTATCATTGCGGCATCTCTCATGTGGGTTTGAGTTTTCAAAGTTTTTAGCCCCGTCAGTTTTTCAAAAAATGCAGGGCTTACTTTTGTGTTTTTTGCCTGTAAAAGATTAAATCTGAACATCTTCAACCTGCAAAACGCTTCCCATTCCTTTGAATATCCTTTGACGTATCCAACGCCCTGCAAACGTCCTTTGTCTGATGTTTTGGCATGGAATCCTGATTTCTTGTAAAGTCTGGCATCCTCGATGAATAGTTCAATGTCATAATCGTTAGACAACTCAATGACTTGGAACATTGCCTGAATATTAGAATCGAATTCATACAGGTTCAGACACTTTGAATTCGGGATCAGCGTTGCCATTCCGCAAGTGCTCCCAGGATCAATACCAATCAGCAATCTTGTCTTACTCACCTTCATTTCGAATCCTATCATTTTCGGCTTCTTTTTCTCGAATCGCTTTCATCAATAATTTCCTGATAAATTCAGAACGGTTGATATTTCCGAATGCCGCTAAAAATCGGTCATGTTCCGGCTGCAATAATTCGCTTACATACCGGAATTTCAAAGGTGGATTTTTGGGTTCCCATTCGTGAATTAGTTCACCCGTTTTTGTGTATTGTGTCATGGCTTTATTTTTTGTCTTTTAGGATTTCTTTAACAATTGAGATAAAAGTAGAAATGTCGTTTTTGGTAACGGTTCCAGATTTTACCTTCTGATTCAAAACATCTGAAAAAGGGAAAATCAATTTGCATTCCTGCTTAGAAAGTGGTTGTTTCATAATCTGAAAATTTCATAAGGTTTGAATCCCATTTCAACGGGAGTAATTTTGTTTCACCGGCCCGAAACTTTGCGATTGAAAGGATACAAAGGTTGTCAGTTGGATATTCAGTTCCTTCAACATTTGTAGTCGGGGAGTCTCTGAATTGTGAATAGTATCCCGGACGCATAAGAAACCAAATTGAATCCGCATCTTGTTCAATTGCTCCCGATTCACGAAGGTCTGAAAGTTGCGGCATCTTATCGGGTCTTGATTCAACGGCCCTTGACAATTGAGACAACGCAATGATTGGAATATTTAAGTCCTTTGCCAGGATTTTAAGCCCTCTGGAAATTTCGCTTATCTCTGATTCCCGGTTAAATTTCTTTGTATCTGAAGACATCAATTGAAGATAATCAACGCAAAGCAATTTAATCCCGTGTTCCTTTTTCCAAAGATGCGCTCTGGTTCGAAGTCTTCGCAAAGTCATTCCGGCCTCATCATTTATGTGTAAGGGCCACTTGTCAATTCTAACTGCTGCGTCATAAAGCATTTGGCGATCGTAAGGTTCATATTTGTCATTCCGGATTTTGTAAGCAAAGACATCGGATTCTAAGGAAAGCAACCTTTGAACAAGTTGAACCTGTCCCATTTCAAGACTGAACATTCCAACCGGAATGCCTCTTTTGCAATAGCTTTGAATTAGGCTCATAATTAGAGCCGTTTTACCTTGTCCGGGCCTTGCTCCCACAACTATCAAATCCGTGTCTACAAAGCCGCCTGTTGCAGCGTCAAGAGTATTAAGGCCCGAAGAAGTACCTGCCAATCCGGAAATATTTTCAATTTCCCATTTTTCACGTATTTCACGGAGTGTTTCAGAAATGCTTTTTTCATCTTTTATGATTACCTGGTTCACTATGTTTTCAAGTCCAGTTTGAACTTTGGAAACCCGTTCAAAAACATCATCCACATCATTGACGGATGAACTGATTAATTGCTGACCAAAAGTTCCAATGCTTCGCTTTATAAACGCTTCCAGAAATATCCGGATGTGAATTGAAAAATGTGAAGCCGATGAAACCTTACTGGCTAATTGTGCCAATGTTTTGCCGCCTTCCATGTTTTTGTACCGTCCGGCTTTCTTAGCCCATTCCGCAACGGTTACAAGGTCAATCGGCTTATTCTGATCGTATAGCGATTTTAAAGCCTGACAGACAATTCTATGCTTTTCTTCGGTGAACATATCGCAATTGTGAACCAATGCGAAAAATTCAATCTGAGCCTCTTTGTCAATCAGGACAGAACCAAGGATTACTTGTTCAAGTTCTATTTGTGTCATCGGTGCATATTATTTTTAGAAAACGTAGGGATTCCGGTTGGTGGTTGGTTTTTGTTAAAATCTTTGTCTCGCCTTGCCCACATTTCAAGTCGTCTTTCAAGATCCCATGTTTTTTCAAGTTCCTGTTTGAATTTGGTTCCGGACTTATTGAGTTCGCACCAGTATTTGTAAAAATCAGACAGCATTTGTTTGGGATATTGTTTTTGGAAAGGTTCAAGAGTGGAAGCAAATTTCAATTTGCGTTCCGTTATTGTATTTTTAATATCAGTAACAGTACCACTTACACTAACACTTACAGTTGGATTTGTTGCCTCTTGTTGATTTTGTTCAACACTTTCAACACTTGTTGATTTTGTTGGATTTTGTTCAGATTCTTCTTTTGCCTTTTGTCTGGCTGCTGCGCTTGCTTGCCCAGCCAATGAGCGCTTTTCCTTTGTGCATTCCCATTTCTTCAAGTCGCGCTTTAAAGATGTTTTCATAGGGATAAAAGACAATTCAGTTAGGCGATCTGGTGGTTCCGGATTCTGGTCATTAACGTACCTGAAAAAATGCTTTATAAGCCTTCCTGCTTCGTCGTCTTCTAACGCCTCAAATAGTTCGATCCAATCGGCATAGACTATAATAGAATTTTTATCAACTGCCATAAATAAAAGAAGCCCGGATTCCAGAGGTGCGAGACTCCTTCATCCAGGCTTTTGTTGGTTAGAAACCAATATTTTCTAGCGGCTCGCACCCCGCTACCTTTCGGCATTGCAAATATACTAAATCCTTTTCAACCCTTGAAAAACATCAAACCAAAAAGAGCAATGAAAAACAGGATCCAACCGGCCCATCCGACAACCTTTGTATATTTCTGAACGTCTTTGAGGCAGTTGTAATCTTCTTCCAGGATTTCGAGTTCAGAGTTTTTTGTTTCAAAATCGTACTTCAATGATGCAATTTCAATCCGGTTCAATTTGGCATCATGCTCCAATACCTGAATTCCTTTGGTTCTGAGATCCAGATGAGATTTTACGGTTTTGAGTTCTTCATGCAGTTTTGCACAATCTTCTTCAGATAAATTGTAATTCTCAGTAACGGTTGTCAATCTGGTTTTCAAAGAGTCGTTTTCAAACCTCATGTAGCCAAGTGCCTTACTGGTTTCGTTGTATGAATGAAATACTTCATCTTTTGCATTCCGCAACTCAACATTTGATTTTTCCAGATCCTGAATTTTCAGTTTTGCAAATCCGAGTTCCTGTTTTGCTTCGGTTGATGATTTCAAAAGTTCATCATTTGAATTTCGCAAATTTTCATTCCCCTCTTTCAAAACCTTGTTTTGGGTTTGCAGGATCGTGAAGTTTTTGTTGGTGTGTTCGAGATCCAGTTTAATATTTGCAAGTGTATGCCTTACATCATTTCGGTCTGTATCAATAAAGTCTTTTTCAGATTTAAGTTCATCGGCAAAAGCCTTTAGCTGCTTGTTTTCAAGTTTCAATTGATCGTAAAACTCATTCATGCTGAAAAACTTGTCTTTCCAGTATTCAGCACGTTTCCGGCAAGCATCAGCTTCTTTTTTCCAGTCTTCCAAAGTGTATTTCACTCCCGGCTTTCTGGTTTTTTCTTTCGGCATCGGATTGTTTGCAAGGAAGATTTCGGGGGAAATGATTTGATATTTAGCTTTATCATAATAGGCAATTGATGATTCACGGCCTTTTATTAAATTATAACAAATCGACGAAAAAAAATGTGTAGCTCTAATAAAAGACAGCCCACTTTGCCATTCCCAACCATACGCATGAGCAACCGCCAAAACTTGCTTTGCAATTTCTTCCGTCTGACAAGGCCCGACAACCCAATTTGATTCCGGAACGCCTTTGAAATTCTGTTTTTCCATTTTGTTTTTAAAAAGATTTTGACAAATGTAAGGCAAAAAGTATATTTGCAAAAATATTTTGAAAATTATGTCAAAACCGACACTACTAAGCACTCATGCATACAAGCAAAAGTATGGCGATGCGATTCCTTCATACCACAACATTGTTAAGCAGATTGCGCTCCTGGATCACGAGGTAAATGAACGAAAGTGCCCTTTGATTCACGACACAGAAAAGAATTTGGAAGCCTGTAAATCAATGGAACGACCGACCAGAGGCAGACGGAAGAAATAATTTAAAAATTCTTTGAAATTATTTTCCTTGTCTTAACTTTGTCGAAAGTTTTAAACAAAAACAAAAGAACAAAAAGTCATGGAAAAGCAACTCTTAAAAAACCTATTTGAACTCTTCATCAAAGAAGATGTAAGTCTTGATTTCAAACCTTATAATACGCCTTCACTGGATACGTTTGTGGAATGCATTCCGCAAGAGATCATTGACAATTTTCAGGTTGATTTGTCTTACAAAAAACCAACGCATGAAGACTATGTAGAGGCTTATGGGTTCTACTTTTTCAAGATGTTTTACGTTTATGTGCCCGAACATCAGGAATGGTTCATGTGTGATTCCAGAGATGGCGTAACGGAAAAACTTTCCAGACTTGCGCCGGAACTGGAAGACGAATTCAACTTCGAATCACCGGAAGACAGAAACAGCGACCGTTAATTTTTCACCGGGGCTTCGGCCCCATTTTTTCAAATAAATATGTCAAACATTCCAGCAACAGCGAAACAGTTTTTCCAACAGGATTCTGTTAAGCGAAAGTTTGAGGAACTCTTAGGAAAGCGTTCTTCTGCGTTTATGACATCTGTATTGCAGATCGTCAGTAATAACTCTTATCTGCAAAATGCAAGTCCTCAATCCGTATTCAATGCAGCCTGTGTTGCGGCAACTTTAGACCTGCCAATCAACAACAATTTAGGCTTTGCATACATTGTGCCTTACGGAAAGGATGCACAATTCCAGATGGGGTACAGGGGTTTTATTCAACTGGCTCAAAGGTCGGGACAATTTAAAACCATCGCTTCCAGTCCGATTTATGAAGGACAATTGATTGAAGAAAACCCTTTGACCGGATTTGTATTTGATTTCAAAGTAAAGAAGTCAGGAACGCCAATCGGGTACGCTGCATATTTTGAACTCTTGAATGGATTTCAGAAAACGCTTTACATGACGACTGAAGAATTGAATCAGCATGGCAAACGCTTTAGCCAGACGTTTAAATCCGGTCGGGGCTTATGGAAGGATGATTTTGAAAGCATGGCCCTTAAAACGGTCTTAAAACTCCTTCTTTCAAAGTTCGCCCCTTTGTCTGTTGAAATGCAAAAGGCAGTCATTACAGATCAGGGAGTAATTTCAGATCCGGATACTTTGGACGTTGCTTATTCTGACAACACAGAACCGGAAATCAATCACGAACTCGAACGGGCAACCAAAATGATTGTGGCTCAAACCAGTAGTGAAAAACTGGAATCCATTTTGACTCAATTCTCTGACGAATTGAAAATTGAATTGCAGCCAGTCATTGAAGAACACAGAACCTTTATTATTTCAGCGGATGCAAAAGCCTAAATTCAGATGTTCGGGTATTGGTCACTTAATGACTGAGCCAAAATTGAAAGCCGACAAAGATGCCGGAAACCTTTCAGAAGGTGCAAAGACTCATGTTGTGGATGTATTCACGCAATGGAAGTACAAACGCAATGAAGAACTCTATTCCAAGTACATTGAGAAAGGCAATGAAATGGAAGAGGATGCGATTACCCTTGTTTCGGTATTGACTGACATTTTTCACAAAAAGAACGAAGAAACGCTTTCAAACGAATGGATTTCTGGAACACCGGATTTATTCATTGGTGAATCAATCCAGAATGCAGACTTTATTGAAGACACGAAATGTTCATGGGATGTATTCACGTTCAATCGGACAAAGCATAAGAAGCTGAACGACCTTTATTACTGGCAGATGCAAGGCTACATGATGCTGACAGGCGCAAAAGAAGCCAGACTTCGGTATTGTCTTCTCAATGCTACTGACGACCTGATAAGGGATGAATTGCGGAAACTTGGTTATGCAATGCGATTGATTGAGTTTGAAGAAACACCGGAATACATCAAACGGGCTGCAATGGTTGAAAGGAACATGATTTATGACCTTCCGGCTTTTCGATCGCGTTACCCGCATTTTGATTTGCATTTGAATGTATCAGAATGGGTTTACGACATTCCAAAAGAAGAACGGCTTTATACCGTTGTAATTCCAAGGAACGACTCCGACATTGAATTAATCAAGGCCAAAGTCGAAAAGGCTTGGCGTTTTATGGAAAATCTTTAACAACAGAAAAATGAAAAATAGAGAAAATAAGTTTCGTGGGTATTGGGAATCCGGCAAAACATGGGTTTATGGGTTTTATCAAGAGGTTGAAACAGAAGGCAAAAAATATCCATACATTTTTTGGCAGGGATTTACAACTCCAGTTAATCATGAATCCGTTGGTGAATTCACGGGCCTGAAAGACAAGAACGGGAAGGAAGTGTTTGAGGGGGATCTTTGTGTTTCATCTTTTGGAGATCCTGTGCCAATTCAAATTGTATTTGGTGAATACTCTGACGACATTGAAGAAAAATTACTTACAAAAATCGGGTTTTATTGGGATGTGAAAGATGATTTAAAGGCTGGATTCGGGAAAAGTGTTAATGGGGATTTTGATTATTTTGAAGTAATCGGCAACATCTTTGAAAATCCGGAACTACTGACTTGACTTTTGGTTTACATGAATTGGGTTTAGAATGAAATAAAAAAGAGGGGTTTTTGGCCCCTCTCTTTTTTTAAGCAAATCCATTTGAGAATGCGTCCGAAAACGCTCTGTTACTTGGGGGAATTAGCTCCCCTGCGTAAAATTTCCCTTCAACACCCCGGTTACGCCTTCGAACCAGTCAGATGTTTTGTACATATCATCCGGTGCTGTGAACAGATCGAAATAAGTTCCCATGATGAAATCATAGTCCTCATCGCATCCGTTTTCCACAATCCGAAGATCGAACTTCAATCCTGGGATTCCTGGGGCCGGAATTGACATACGCCAGATGTTGTCAATCTTACCTCCAAGGTTTCCATTGTCGTACTCAAGGTACTGAATGAAGTTGGCCATTCCTGGGTAAAAGATTGCACAGGTATCGGCATTGTCAGAGTTTGCGTTTGCAACAAACCGATCGGTGAAATACCGGAATTGAGCGTTGGTCATGATCTGACCAAAGTTGATGCCCA